GCGCGGCCAGATCGTGGACAAGGAGGAAGCACCACCAGGGTCGGTTCCGTTCGTGACGATGAGCATAGACTGCCAGGGGGACCACTTCTGGATAATCGTGCGCCGCTGGGCACGCACCGGGCATAGCCGTCTGGCGGCCTACGAGAAGGTGCTGTCGAACGACGGCCTGACGGACTGGACAGGTCTTGACGCGATGGCCGCCAAGTGGGGCATCCATCCGCAGCTCGTGATGGTGGACTCGGGCGACGGCAACAACACGCAGGAGGTCTATAAGCAATGCGCCATCCGGGGGTGGGGTTGCGCCAAGGGCTCAGGCCAGGAATACTTCAACGTGAAGACGAAGAACGGAGACATGGTCAGGCGGTTCTACCAATCTCCGTCCGCGATCCACGTGCCGGGGGTGCAGAAGCCAACCTCCCTCGTGGTGTGGTCGAACCTGAGCGGCAAGGATTTGTTCTACGGCCTGCGGGCTAGGAAAGTGTTTTCGTTCGCCCGGGATGCTTCCGAGGACTACGTGATGCAGTTGAACTCCGAGACCAGGGTGAAGGAGAACGGCAAGCCCATCTGGAAACTGCGCCAGGGCGTGAAGCACAACCACGCTTTCGACTGCGAACTGCTCGGTATGCTCATCGCCTGCAGGTGGGGCATCGTCGGAAGGGACGCCGAACCAACCCGAACTGACGGGCAATAGTATATATGCCTCTCGGGTTGTTCGTAGGGTTAGATGAAGATACCTTGCTAGCCTACAAGCAGCAGGCCCTTGCCGACATGGGCTTGGCGGTCACGTCATACTCTGACTCCGGCACGAGTGTGAACAAGACGCCCGGGCTTACGGTCAAGGAGCGGATCATGGAACTCAACTACGCCCTCTCTAAGCTGGACCCTGCCAAGTATGGCGGCGCCCATACCTCCGTCCAGAAGGACTGGACCTACCGCGTAGACCTCTGATGGCCACCAAGAAGACCCCCAAGACTCCTGCAACCAAGTCGCCGCGCAAGCAGGCTGGTGCGGACTACAGCCAATTCGCCAGCACGACGCAGTCGAGCACCCGGCGTTGGCTCCTGACCTCGGCTCCGTCCGATGGCAGGCAGGACCTGTCCTCGGTCAACCGCATCCAGATGATCGGCAAGAGCCGCTGGGGCATCCGCAACTCTCCGACCTACAAGCAGGTCATGGACGAGGTCGTGCTGGTCACGCTCGGCGACGGCCTCATCCCTCAGAGCCAGGCGAAGGACCCGAAGAAGGCTTCGCTCTATGAGGAATACTTCCGCAACTGGTCGAAGAAGTGCGACATCACCGGGCGCTTCACGTTCGGCCAAGTGCAGCGCATGAGCCTGTTCGGGTGCCTCGTCGATGGGGATTCGTTCCTCATTCTGACCAGCGACCCGAAGACTGGACGCCCGAAGGTGCAACTCATCGAGGCCCACAGAGTCGGACCGACCAAGGACGAGTTCAACCCCAAGTGTGTTGACGGTGTGTATCTAGGCTCCTACGCGGAGGTGGTCGGCTACAACGTCTACGTGGACGGCGACAAGAAAGACAGGTTCATCCCTGTCGAGTCCATGAGCCACGTCTGCGAGTTCGAGCGGGCCTCCGCCGTTCGCGGATATCCAGTGCTGCAGTCTAGCCTCCTGAGCGTCCAGGATCAACTCGAGGTCTTCGAGCTAGAGAAAACCGCGCTTCGCGCGGCGAGCGATCACGTCATGCTGCTCAAGAAGGCTGGCGGCATGCTTCAGGACGATGCCGCCGCTCAGTTCGCCGGCAATGGCGGTGGTTCCTGCGAGCGCCTTGCCAGCCAGATGGGCGGCAAACTCGCCGTCGTCGATACCAACGAGGACCTCACCCAGATCGCGAACAACCGCCCGAGCCCCGCGTGGATCGGCATGATGAAGGCCATCGAGCGCGACATCGTGAAGCTCCTCCCTGTCGAGTATGTCTCCGACCCCTCTGGCATCACAGGCCCGGCCATCAGACTGGTCGCCGCGAAGGTCTCACGAATCGCCGCTAAGTGGCAGAACCTGACGATTGATACCGTATGCGACGACGTGTATGACTACGTCATCTCGTGGGGCATCAAGAACGGCGAGCTGCCGGACGACCCGAACTTCAACCGCAAAATCTGGATCACCCCTCGGGACGTCACCGTGGACGCCGGCCGAGAAGCCTCTCAGGACCGCGCCGACCTGCAGATGGGTCTGACCACCGCCCAGGCCATCCTGGGCAAGAAGGGCATGACCTACGACGAGGTGCTCGAGACTCTTGCCACCGAAGCCGAGAAGCGAATCAACAAGGCCAAGGAGCGGAACATCCCGCTGTGGATGCTTTACAAGCCGGACTTCAACTGGCTGCAGCAGGGTCAGGCTTCCGGCCAGACTCCCGAGGATGTCGCCGACAACCTGGACCTTCCTCCCCCTCCCCCCTCTAATTCATGAAGTCACTACTCTCAGCGCTCCAGGGCCGCGAGCCTATGCTCTGCGACCCCATCAAGGCCGCGAACCACGTGAAGTATGCCGAGAAATACGGCGTCGTCGAGGGCGTGCTCGATATGTTCTTCAACCCTGTCGCCAAGCCCTACGTCACTCAGAACGGCACGGCGGTCATCGAAGTGAAGGGCCTCATGGGAGTCGGCCTCACCAAGTTCGAGAAGGTCACAGGCGGAGCCGACATGGAGGAAATCTCCGAGCAGATCGACGAAGCCCTTGCGAACCCTGCGGTCAAGCGCATCGCCTTCCGCGTCAACTCCCCGGGCGGAACCGTCCTCGGCACGCCTGAGCTCGCCGACAAGGTGGCCATGCTTCCCATCCCTTCGATGGCTTACGTCAAGCAACTGATGGCCTCCGGTGCCGTCTACGCTTTCAGCCAGGCAGACCACGTCTATGCCAGCCCGTCGGCCTACGTCGGGTCCGTAGGCGTCATCATGGTGGACGAGTCCTACGCCGAGCACTACAAGCAGATCGGCCTGCAGCTCGAAATCTTCCGTGCCGGAAAGTTCAAGGCCGCCAACGTGGCGGGCGAAGGCTACACCGAAGATATGCGCGAGGACGAACAGCGCCGCATCAACGCCATGCACGACCGCTTCAAGGCCGTCGTGAAGCGTAAGCGGTCCTACGTCCGCGACGAGGACATGGAAGGCCAGATTTTCACGGGCGAAGAAGCCGCCGCCAAGGGCCTAGTCACCGGGCTGGCCGTGTCGTTCAAGGACGCCCTGGCTCAGTTCGAGGCATCCAACTGATGTCAGTCTCCGTCCCAGACTACGTGCAGGAAGCCGCCAAGCGCGGCCTTGAGTGGCACGCCGAAGGAAAGTCCGGCGACGGCGTCACAGAGCAGACGATCCGCGAAGCCCGCGACATGGCCTCGGGCGAAGTCTCCGAGGACAAGGTCCGCCGGATGGGGCCTTGGTTCCAGCGTCACCGTCCCGATATGGACGCCCCCAAGAACAAGCCCGGCAACGAGGACTTCCCCGGTGCTGGTGCCGTGGCCTGGGCGCTGTGGGGCGGACCCACCTCCGGCGACATCATGCGGACGGCCAAGTGGGCCGAAGACGAAGCCTCGCGCCTCGACTCCGAGGATGAGGACGACGACGAGGACACGGACGCCAAAGCCTCTCAACCCGAACTGCTCCGCAATAAGTATATGGCCCTTACCATCGAAGAACGCTTCAAGGCCGCCGAGGCCGCCGTCATCTCCCTGACCGCCGAGCGCGACGACCTCCGCAAGAGCGTCGAAGCCGCCGCCGTCAGCATCTCCGCCGAACTTGACCAGGCCAAGGTCGAACTCGCCGCGAAGGATTCGTCCATCGCCGAGCTCGCCGCCAAGCTGGAAGAAGCCAACGCCAAGGTGGCCGCCCTCGAAGCGTCCGCCCAGTCCGGCGCCAAGGAAGCCGCGAGCATCCTCGCCTCCTCCGGCGTCGAGCCCGTCAAGGCTCAGTCCACCGCCGCCGCCGCCGCCGTGTCGCTCGCCGACCAATACGCAGCGATGCCTGCCGGCCCTGAGCGCCGTGCGTTCTTCAAGAAGCACAAGGCCGTCCTCTTTTCCGCCAAATAATCTTTCAACCCTCCCT